AATCTTTTTCTAAAAAATGTGGGTTTTCTGACATTATAAATCTTTACACAATAAAAGCCCCAAAATCCCTGGTGTAGGAAAATGGGGCTTAAAATTTTATGCGACCAAATAGCAAAAACACACTACCGCGACTAAGCAAAGTAATGTAAGTTTTATTACACATTAAAAAATAAAATGAGAAAAAAAGTGTAAAAAACTTTATGGCATTAGCGGGATCTCACGAAGAACATATTATTATCAACGGAACTTTATTGACTGGGGCGCAAAATGTATCATTTCAACAAAATGTTAACGAAGCACCTATTTCAATATTGGGTAACGATTTTGGCGGCACGACAATTAACGGTCCCACTACGGTAACCGCGGCTATTGATAAATTTCTTTTAAATGGAGATTTTGTGACGGGGCTTACGGGTGTTACGACAATTTCGGGGCAATTTGAATATGGTGATAATTTTGTTGATTTTTCTCAAGGAGTTTTAGACAGCTATGCGGTTTCTGCGAGTGTCGGAGGGCTGCCTCAAATTTCTTTTGATTTATCTATCTATGGAAGCTTAAGCGGAAGCAATACATCAATAAGATCATCGGCATCAACGGAAAACGCAATTGAAGAAGTTTCTCAATCTGGGCTTATTATAACTTTTGACAAAAATGCAACAAATGCAGTTCAGTCATTTAATTTTTCAGAAACTTTTAACGCGCAACCTATTTATGGTTTGGGGCAAAATACGCCTTCACATCTTTCTATTATAGGGCCAATTGCTCAAGAAGCTACAATAACAATCGAGGTTGAGGATTATGAATTTGAAGAAACCTTTTCTTTCTTAAATGCATCAAAAGATAGAAACAGAACAATTAAATTACAGATAAGTGGAAGCAATGGTATTTTAAATACCTTTGCTTTGGAAAATGGACATTTAGTCAGCGAAAGCATAACTGCTGGTGTTAGAGATACAATTATTGCAAATTTAACTTACAGAGGCTTTAAAAAAGTGTAATATTAATTATGGCATATATTTCATATAAAGATGTACCTCTATATTTTGGCACTGATGTTAATAGCAATACTTTACCGCAAGAAGCCGACGCCAATAATAAGGGTATTATTTGCCAACAGCTTCAGTTAAATTATACTCCAAATATAGCTCCAGTTAGAATTCTTGGCAAAGATCCAACAAGGGATAATTTTAATTTAGCTGGTCCGCCAAATGCTTCTTTATCTTTTTCTGCTTATGTAGAAACTGGCGAATTTAATATTACTGGTTTTACTGGAGATGTTGGAGATGTTGGATCTACTTTTAGAATAGGCGACGCTGTTAATGGTATTTCTGGAAGTGGCGCATTTTTAACGTCTTACTCTTTTACTTTGGCCGCTTATCAACCTGTTTTGGTTCAAGCTGATTTTGTCATATATAATCCATTAACTATTTCTGTTCCTGGAGGCGCAATTGCCGACGCTGGAAGTAATAGTGTTATAGATGATCTAGATTTTTCTAAATATGGTCACGGCGCTTATTCCACAATTCAGACTGGAGATATGTCGTCTTTAAGCACAATTGAAAGTGTTCAGTATCAATACACTGCAAATAGATTACCAATTTATAATCTTGGCAGCTTTACTCCAAGTGTAGTCGAACTTTTGACCGAAGAACAGTCGATTCAAATACAAGGAGATAATATAATCAACCTTGTTCCATTAACTGGATCTAATCCTGGCCCAATAACTGGCTCAGTTAAAGATTCAAATAATAATGAAATTTTTGAAATTGTCGTAAACGGAAGAGTAACGGCAGAGAATATAGCTGTTGCTGGTGGAGATTTAGCAAGAGGCTCTTTAACTATTGCGGAATTACTTAAGTAGTTTAGTGTAATAGTTTTAAATGTCTAATAAATTAGAATTTAATCAATTGAATCAAAAAATAAGATTCAAAGAACGCAAATTTAAATTCACCGAAAATCAAGTAGATTTACTCAAAACGGCACTTGATCCTGATTGTAAAATTTATTGTTTCAAAACTTGAGAAAAATTAAAATAAATTTATTATAAATTATGGCTATAAAATTTTGTACAGAGTGCGGCGCAAGACATGAATATAAATTTAGTCCACCTAAATTTTGTTCTAACTGTGGTGCTCCGATGGGAGTAGCTAACGCTAGCGAAACAACACATCAAAAAAAAGTTTCTAAAAAAATAACAGCTCTTAATGACAATGAAACTGATGCTGAGTATGTGCCCAGTCTTACAAAATTAGAATACGAAATCGATGATTTTGGTACAAGCTTACAACAAACAATGGGTTCTTTGGCAGGTAAACAAGCTCCAAAACGGAGAATTAATAAAATCAGAGACATTAATGATTTGTGATGTACAGTTTCGAGGAAAAACTCCCAGAAATAGAGGCGGCATTAGAGCGCAAAAGATCAAAGTGGGATTTAGATGCTTTGGCTTATATTGATTATGACGATATTAAACAAATCATTATGTGCCACATACATAAAAAGTGGTCATTATGGGATCAGTCAAAACCAATCGAACCTTGGTTAAGTAGGGTTGTATCTAATCAGTTTAAAAACTTACTGCGCAATCATTATGGTAATTTTGTAAGACCATGTTTGAGGTGCAAATTTAATCTTGGAGGAGATAGTTGTGGCATGACTGTTAGCGGAATTCAAGAAAATAGCTGTAAAGACTACAAAGCTTGGGAGCAAAAGAAAAAAGCTGCATACGACATCAAGCTCGCTGTAACAATGGAGAATCATACTAATGAAATTTATAAAAGAAGAGATAATTTTTTAGATATTGAATCTGCAACTAACAAATTATCAAAAGAGATAAAAAACGAACTAACCTCAAGACAATTTACGGCATTTAAAATGTTGTTTATACAAAACAAATCAGAAGAAGAAGTGGCAAAATACCTTGGGTTTAAAACAACAGAGCGGAAAAGATCGGCTGGTTATAAGCAAATTAAAAACTTAAAAAAAATTTTTCAAGAGAAGGCTAAAAATATAATAAAAGAAAAGGATATTATATGATTAAATTAACAGACATTCAAAAAGAATTTATTCTAAATTTATTCAAAGAAGACCCAAACATCATTAACATTACAAAAAAAGTTTTTGAAAATGATAAACTTGATGGAAGATCAAAAGAAGGCAAAGCGGTTACAAAATTTTTGGCAGAAAATGGTTTAAAAGCCAAAACAACAAAACATCCAAAAGCTAAAGATGTAAGTATTACCGAAGATCAGAAAGAGAGCATTTTAATGATGTCGGAAGATGGTATGAATACATCCCAAATTGCAGATTTGATTTTTAAAAAGACCGTCAAAAGATTAAGTAATGAATGGAGGGTAGTAAATGAGATAGTCAGCGAAAAAAACGAAGAAGAAAAAGACAAAGGTCAAGATTCTTCTGGAAACTATATCCCTCCTCAAGCTATCTCACGCATAATAAAAAAAATTAATGATTCTACTGGCTACGGACTTGAAGAAGACAGAATGTCAAGAAATCAAAAGCATTGCTGTGATAAGTTACGAATCAATCTCAGCAACTCAAGATTCGTTGCTATTGTAAATAATTATACAAATCCCAGAGATAAAGAACTGTTTGAGCAGGAGTTTATCCGCCTAACTTGGGATAAACCTGATCTTACTGCAGATGAACTTAATCTGTATATGAATGTGGCAAAGGAAATTATCAATCTTGAGTTAATCACAGGCCACTTACAAAAACTAAACGATATGTTTGAAAGTGCGGACGACCAAGATGAGATGACAGTCCGCCTAGCGGAAATTATTAAGGCTAAAAGCTCCGAATACCATCAATGCGAGTCTCGCATCGAAAACCTTACAAAGAAACTTCAAGGAGACCGTGGGGCGCGTTTAGCAAACAAGCAAAAAGAGACAGCATCCTTTCTTTCTATCGTTCAACTATTTCAAGAAGAAGAAGAGCGTGAAAATATGGTGCGCATTGCAGAAATGCAAAAAGAAGTGATAAAAGAAGAAGCCAAACGTCTTGAAGAAATGTCGGCTTGGAAAGCTCGTGTTTTAGGTATTGGAATTGATGATGTCCTATAAATGCAAAGAATGCGATTCAAAGTTTGGATCAGAAAAATCACTACACAGTCATCTTAAAGCTCACAAGATGTATGTAGCAGATTACTATGTAAAACACTATCCACGTTTTAATAAGCTAAACGGTAATCCACTTCCATTTAAGACTAAGGACGAATATTTTGAAAACGATTTTACATCAAGATCGCAACTTGTGAAGTGGTGTAAATCTGCGCCTAGCAAAGAAGTAAAAGATTATATCATTGAATTAACGAAGCGCAGAATTAAACAAAAGAAATATACTCATGCGCCGTTTCATTTGGAGCTTTTAAAACGTCAACTACCCGACTTAGATTTATACAAAAAGCATTTTGGAACATATACTAAAGCCTGTAAGCAAATGGGCGTATTACCCATATTCAATAAGGGTTTGCCTGAAGAATTCAATGAAGAAGTTGATGTTAAAGTTTTGATCGATACACGAGAGCAGCAGCCATTAGAATTTTCTAAATCACAAATTTTAAAATTGGATTTCGGAGATTATACTTTGGGTGGAAATAATTTTTCTAATACATTTGTAGATAGAAAAAGTTCTGGAGACTTCCTTTCTACATTTGGCGGTCAAGTTAATAGATTTAGGAGAGAAATGGAGAGATGCATACAGGTGGATGGATATATGTATATCGTCGTAGAAAAGTCAATAGAAAAGATAGAAAAAGAAGCTGTATTCACAAGAGGTAGAAAAAAGCCAAAACTGGGCTGGATATTTTCTAACATGATTTCTGTTCAACACGAATTTGCGGGTCACTGCCAATTTATATTTACGGATAGTAGAGCACACAGCGAAGAAATCATTCCAAAACTATTATTTTTGGGCGATAAGTTGTGGAATGTAGATATTCAATATTTTTTAGATAAGGAAGCAAAATGAGTTGGGACGTTGGCAATCAGAAGCCTCTAAAAAGAAAAGATGTAAACAAACAAATTTTAGAACTTGAAGGATACCTTGAAGATACTAAGGCAAAGTTGTGGCTATATAAATTTCTAAAAGAAAATGTAACATTTACCACCGAATTACTTACTGGTATCGAACTTTTTCCGTTTCAACATATGGCTGTTAAAGCTATGATGGAAAACGACTACTTTTTAGGTATCTGGTCTCGTGGTATGTCTAAGTCCTTCTCTACTGGCATTTTTGCTTTATTAGATGCTTGTCTAAATCAAGGCGTACATATCGGAATAATTTCAAAATCATTTCGTCAGTCCAAGATGATCTTTCGCAAGATCGAAGATATAGCACAAGACAAAAAAGCAGAATTGTTTCAACAATGTATTGGCAAGGTGGGTAAATCTAATGATGAATGGTCTATGCAGATTGGCGCAAGTCGCATAACAGCTTTGCCTCTTGGAGATGGTGAAAAGCTTCGTGGTTTTCGTTTTCAACGCATTATTATTGATGAGCTTTCACTTATGCCAGAAAAAGTATTGAACGAGGTTATTATGCCGTTCCTTGCTGTTGTAGAAAACCCAACGGAAAGACAAAAAATTAAAGACGCAGAAGATGCGATGATAAAGGCTGGTAAAATGTCTGAGGACGAAAGAACTGAATGGCCATCTAATAAAATGATTGGTCTATCATCTGCATCCTACAAGTTTGAATATCTTTACAAGATGTATCAAGCCTATGAGAACATGATTTTTAACCCTGGAGCAAAAAACCAAGGTAGAAGATGTATAATGCAATTTAGTTATGATTGTGCGCCGAAAGCCCTTTACGATGAAAATTTAATTAGCCAAGCAAAAGGGACAATGAGTCAGTCTCAGATTGATAGAGAGTTCAATGCACAATTTACAGATGATAGTGCTGGGTACTTTAAAATTAGCAAGATGGCTGATTGTACAATTCCTGATGGAGAATCTCCTGCTGTAGAAATAGCAGGAGAAGAAGGCGCTGAATACATTTTGGCGTTTGACCCTTCTTGGTCTGAGTCTGAAGCGTCTGATGATTTTGCTATTCAGGTTATTAAGCTTTTACCAGAAAAAAAGAAAGGTGTTTTGGTTCATAGTTATGCATTACCAGGAACAAACCTTAAAAAACATATTCAGTATTTTAAATATATTTTAGATAATTTTAATATTATTATGATCGTGGGAGATTATAATGGAGGCGTTCAATTTATAAACTCCTGCAATGAAAGTGATTTATTTAAAAAAGACAACCTTAAGGTAGGAAATTTTGAAGCAGACTTTAACAATCCGCAAGATTATGTAAAAGATTTAAAAGAGGCTAGAAGACAATACAACATTAATAGTAAAGTTATCTGCCACTTAAGAAAGCCAATATCAAGTTGGATTAGAAATGCCAACGAAATGTTACAAACAGCTTTTGATAGAAAAAAGATTTACTTTGCCGCAACTGCTATGGATGATAATTATTCTATGCAGAGGGTAAAAAAAATCCCAATCAAAGATTTAAAATTTTCAAAATATGAAGATGAAAAAAATATTGGTGCAAAGATGATTGAATTTATAGAACACCAAAAAGACATGATTGATCTGACAAAAGCAGAGTGTGCATTAATACAGGTTTCAAGCTCTGCTGGAGGAACACAAAGCTTCGATTTGCCACCAAATCTAAAAAGACAAAAAGGTATAGATAAACCACGAAAAGACTCTTATTCTGCTTTAGTCTTGGGTAACTGGGGTATGCAGATATACTATGACATGTTGGATATACCAGAAGAAAAACACGAAGGCTTTACTCCGATGTTTATTTAAAAAGTTAGGAAAGTCACTTTTAAAAAGTGTAATATACTTTATAATATAAGATGGCTAAAAGAAAATACACAAAAAAATCCGAATACTGGAATAAGTTTAAAAAGAGTATACCGCAAGTTTCTCAAGCCCAAGATGCTGTAGAACCAGCCACAGCAGGTGAGTCTTATCATGTTTCCCAGGGGTCGTACGGTAGATCTGGTTCTGTGAACAACCTATCATCGTCTAATACAAGCACAAGAATAAATAGGTCTTCTGTTACGGCCCCGCGAAATAAATTTAGTCAAATTCGTGCTGGACTTTTACCTTATGAGATTTCGTCTGACGGAATTAATGTAAGAGAAGCAATTGAACTTTGTCAAAAAGCATATGCCAATGTGCCGATTTTTAGAAACACAATTGACATGATGTCAGAGTTTGCAAATGCCGAAGTTTATCTTGAAGGCGGTAACGCAACTTCAAGAAATTTTTTCATGAAACTTTTTGACCGAATTAAGTTGTGGGATTTGAAAGATCAGTATTTTCGTGAATATTATAGAAGCGGTAATATATTTCTTTACAGACTTGATGGCAAGTTTGACCTTAATGACTTCAAGAAGTTTTCTAAAGTTGTAGAAAACGCTCCAAGAGAAAACAAATTTCCACTTAAATATATTGTTCTTAATCCTTTTGAGATTGTTGCAAAGCGCAGCACCGTATTCAATACAAAAGATGGGGCTTACGCAAAAATTCTTTCCGAGTTTGATATGGAAAGACTTGCCAATCCAAAAAATGAGTATGATAAAGCTGTGTTTGAAGCTCTTGATCCAAAAGATCAAAAACTAATTAAAGATGGGGCGTATTTCAAGGATGGCCTTAAAATAAATTTAGAAAACGAAAGATTAGCTTATAGCTTCTATAAGAAGCAAGATTACGAGCCATTCGCTATACCTTTTGGTTATCCTGTTCTTGAAGACATTAACGCTAAGCTTGAAATGAAAAAGATGGATCAAGCTATCATGAGAACCGTTGAGAATGTTATTCTTATGATTACAATGGGAGCAGAGCCAGAAAAGGGAGGCATCAATTCAAACAATGTAAAGGCTATGCAAAAACTTTTCCAGAATGAATCTGTGGGAAGGGTTTTGGTTTCTGATTACACAACAAAAGCTGATTTCATTATCCCTGATATCAACAAGGTTGTCGGCCCAAGTAAATACGAAGTAATAAACAAAGATATTAAAGAAGGTCTTCAAAATATCATACTCAACGATGATAAATATAATGGCGCTCAAATAAAGGCTCGTGTATTTTTAGACAGATTGAAGGAAGCTCGTGAGGCTTTTATTCAAGACTTTTTACAGCCAGAAATTAGACGCGTAGCTAAAGATTTAGGATTTAGATCATACCCAACTGTAAAGTTTAAAGATATAGATCTACGTGACGAAGTTCAACTTATGCGCGTAGCTACAAGGCTTATGGAGCTTGGAGTTCTTACCGCAGAACAAGGAATGACTCTTTTCCACACTGGAAGATTTCCAAAAGCAGAAGAACTAGAGGATGCTCAAGAAAAGTTTGTAGATCAAAGAGAAAAGGGGTTCTTTAATCCAATTGTAGGTGGAGCTCCAATGATTGATGAAGATCAAATGAACAAGCCAAAAACTCAACCAACGAAAGGTATGCCTGGAAGACCAGAGGGTTCTGAAGATCAATTTTCTAGAGCAAATATACAAGAGACCATTTATGATATAGAAAATTTAAGAAACACAGCTTTTGCTAAGCTTAGAGATAAGCTTAAAGTTGACAAAAAAGGGTTCTCCAAGGATCAAGAAAAAATGGTAGATAAATTATGCGAATCTGTAGTTTGCTCTACCGAAAAAGAAAATTGGTCCGATCAGATCATTTCTTGTGTAAATGATTTTAACGTAATAGAAAAATTAGGAACATTAGATGGTGTTCTTAATGTTTCTGAATCTCACAAATTAGAATTATATCCATCAGCAATTTTATATCACTCAAATGAAAGAAATTAAAAATCCATTAGTAGCGAATATTGATCGTTCAAACGGCAATATTGAAATCTCAATCGCTAAAAAATACAAAGAATCAGAAGAAGCAACTTATAAGTCTTTTATGAGCGTATGTGCCATGGATGATAAGGCTCTTGTTGATACAAGCAAAATGGATAAAGAAGGAACCATGGCTGCTTGCGGTATGCAATATGATAAAATGCGCGCAATGATAAATGAAGTTGGCAAAGGCGGATTAACAGAAAAACAAAAAAAATTACCTCCAGCTTTACAAAAAGCTATTCTTAAAAAAATGAAAGAAGACGGAAAACTTTCAAAAGAGGAGGAAGAAGAAGCAGAAGCTAAACTTCTTTCAAAAGATGATCAAAAGAAAAAAGAGGTTGCTGTGCAAGACGATATGAAAGTTGTAGAAAAACCAAAACAAACAAAAGTTTCTAAAGCTGCGGAAGAATTGCCAGCAGACACTAAAAAAAAACTAAATAAAATAGCTGAAGAATTAGATAGTGGAGTAAAGGCTCACGCAAGTCAAGCGAAACGCATCAGAGATATGCTATAAAATGTCTTCTCATAAATACACAACGACTTTTGATTTTGAAATCAAAGCTTGCCAACAAATTGCAGGTTTAGATATTTCAAAAGCCAACATAGAAAACCTAAGAAGTTTAATTCCAAGTTCAGTCGACTTGGATAAGAATATTGATTTAATGGGTGTAGCATTTAACGCTGTTCCAGTCAATGAATTTAATAAAAACGGAGATGGTATGAGTACCAAAACCGCAATAGATTCTGTGCAACAATTTGTTCATAAGCCGACGAATATTGAGCACGATAAAAAGAAAATAGTAGGACATATTGTCAGCGCTGCATTCAGCGACTATAACGACAGCTCTGTATTAGTCAATGTAGATGAAAACGAAAAAAATCCTTTTAATATTGCGCTGGGCGCAGTTATTTATAAAACGGTGGATAAAGACTTTTTCGATACACTAAGAAAAAGCACTGACCAAAAAAGCAAAACACGCAATACCGTATCTGCCAGCTGGGAAGTTGGATTCAGTGAATATAAAATCGCAGTTGGCAGTAAAAATTTAAAAGAAGCAGAAGTGATATCTGATCCAAAACAAATTATGGAAATGAAGGGTATGTTAAAAGCTTTTGGTGGTAAAGGAGTTATGGATGACGGAACTCCAATTTATCGTTTAATAGTTGGCGATGTTTATCCTTTAGGTATTGGGTTTACAATGAAACCTGCTGCAAATGTTAAAGGCATTATAAGCAACGATTTTAAACCAGAAGACAAAAAAGATATCTCACCGCCAAACTCCGATAAGGTTCAAGCAGAACAGTTAGAAAAAATTAATGACAAAATTTCACAAAATTTAAAAAATACTGTAAACAATACTAATATTATGGACATAGAAAACCTATTAACAGAACTCAAGAGCGATCTTCAAGAGAAAAAGTTTTCTCAAGAAGCTATTGCAGGCATGACTTCAACATTTGCTGAAGCCATTAAAAAGAAAGACGAAGAGTACAAAGCTTCTCTTGAGTCTGCAGAATCAGAGAAAGCCGAAATCGCAAAGGCGAATGAAGACCTCAAAGCTTCTGTTGACTCCATTAAAGAGGAACTCAAAGCTGCTCAAGAACGCATTGCTGAATTTGAAGCTACAAAACTCGCTGAAGAAGCGGTTGCACGTTTTAATTCACGCATGGAAGAGATTGATTCTCTATATGACCTTGAAGAAAGCGATAGCTCATTCATTGCTGAAAAGATTAAAGGACTTGATGCAAGTGATGAGGCTTACGCATCTTTCAAAGATGAACTAGCTGTATTTTGGTCTTCAAAGAATAAAGAAGCCAAAGCTAAAATCGAAGAAGAAATTCAAGCTAAAATTGATGCAGAAGTTGAAAAACGTCTTACATCTGAAACGGCTGAAGCTTCTGAAGATTCTAAAGAAGATGTTCAGGTCGATGTTGAAGAAGCTCTTGCTAACGCAGAACAAACTACTACAGAAATTCCTAACAATAACGAAGCTCAAGCTTCAGCAAAAACTTTTAAGGAAAAATTCGCCGCTGCTTTTAGTCGCGAAAATATCCTTGGATAACAAACAAATTTAACTTAACTAATATTATGGCACTTAGATTACTTCCATTCAGACAATATGATGAGCAAGACGTTGTAAACCTCTTTGCTCTGTCCACATCTGATGCCCTTGACAGCACAACTGGTGATGGTGTCGGATCTAATGGTGTATTCGTTAAAGTGACAAATGGTAATTTTGATAGTGATGTCATTTCTTATGGAACTGACGATTATCTTGGTAAAGCAGATTATCCATTTGTTGGCTCTAGCGCATATCCAACTAACCCTCTAACTATTGGAGCTACAACTACTCTAGACGAAAAAGGCGCAATTCTTGGTATTACCTTGAATCAAACTGCCAAAAACGATGAGAATGGCGAAAAGCTTCTTTACAACTCAACTAAAAAAGAAGAGCTTCAAGCTGTTCTTCCTGGTCAAACAGTACCTGTCGCAACTAAGGGTATCTTTACTCTTAGCTCTGCTGCTTTTGATGGCGCAATCACTGATTTCACACTTGGTCAAGGATTTTCCTTAACAGCCAATGGTAAAATCACTGGAGCAAATCATGGCGCAACTGGTGTTAATGGCGGAACTGCAACTATCGGAACTATCCTAGGAACAGGCACACGTGCCTCACAAGGTGGTCTTACTGATCAGTTTGCAGGTAACTATGTTATCGTCAAAATTGACTAATTAGAGAGGAAATTTATAAAATGAAAATTACTTTAAAAAATACTCCAGAACAAGTCGAGCTTGTAAAAGCAATGGCTTCTCGCAACCGTGATGTTGCATATGAAGCACAAACTGCTCTTGCTGAGTTTATTGGCCCAGTTCTCGCAGAAGTTATTAACAATGCACCTGCATTGTCTAACCTCTTTACAACTCTTCAGTACAACGCTGATGACAATCCATCGATTCCTTTGGATTTGTACTTCGACGTTTCTGACGAGGACTACGTACAAGTTT